AATTTATGTCATTTGTGAAGCATTTGAAATCTCTGTTTCAGAGTTCTTTATGTTCGACAACCCATCTAACCCAAATGCCATTAAAGTCATCGAACGAATTAAGTCTTTAGACCCAATCATTGTATCCGTTTTAGCCAATCTTATGGACTGTCTAAAATAGAAAACCGAACACCAATTTTTTTTTGCATTCTTGCACTGTTGGTAAAAAAATCTATATGTTTTTTATATTTTTATGCGATTTGTTATGGATTATAAGGGTTTTTAAAACAATTCAAGAATGCAGTAATCGATCATTACTGGCACTCTTAAAACGGGGGTAATTTTCTCCTGAAAGCAAAAAGACCGGCTACGATTATCGCCTCGTAACCGGTCTTTCTTATAGTTTTATTTTCTTGTTTATGCCTACTTTGAACATAAAGGTTGCCGTGCCGTCCTTGATTGTTACTTCATCTACCAGCTTTATGAACATCTCCCCATCATATTTTTCTGTGGGAGTCACCTCTTCCAGCGTCTTCAGTATTTCTGTTATGCGGTTCTTCGCCACCAGCACATCCGCCGACCTGCTCTCCAGTTCCGCCCTCTCATTATTCAGTTCCCGGATTTTTTCAGCTAGCTCCATCCCCTTGCGGTTGCATTCGTCATAATCTATAATTCCAGACCTTTTCGCCCGGGTGAGTTCTATCATCTTTGTCTGCAGGTCTTCTGTCTCTATCTGTACCCGCTCCAGCCTTTCGGGGATGCTGTCGTCCAGGGATTCTATAATGTTTCCTCTGAGGATTTTCTTTATGTCACCGATATCGCCTATGAGTTCTTTCAGCGCCTTGACAAATGCCCGCTCAACAGTCTCTTCCGTCACATACTTTTGCTTGCAGTAGTCATATCCTTTAAGTTTATGGGTGGGGCATACCCACGTCCTGGTGTATACCCTTTTTATCGTTTGAGCATGCCTGCGCAGCGGCAGGCCGCATTCCCCGCATGTAAGTCTCTTGCTGAAGGGATATTTGCTGCTGTATTTACCGTTGCATGTCTTTGTTCCGGTGCGGTATTCCTGTCTCTTTTTCATCTCCGCCTGAGCTATGTCCCATGTGGCTTTGTCTATTATGGCAGGATGGCTGTTTTCCACATAATATATTTCATCACTGTCAATTCGTTTCTTGCTTAGGACATCCATCTTACAGGTTTTGCCCAGGAAGGCGGCGCCATAGTATTTTTCGTTTGTTAGTATTCCCTGTACGGTGGTTACCCGCCATTGTTTTTTATGAGCGGGCGTTGCTATTCCATCGGCAGTCAAACCTTTGGCTATGTCATTCAAGGATTTTCCGCTTAAGAACTCCCTGTAGATTCTTCTTACGACTTTTGCCTCTTCCGGCACTATTACCAGGTTCTTATTCTCATCCCTTGTATATCCCAGGAAGAACTTGTAGTTAAGCATTATCTCCCCGTCCTGGAACTTCTTTCTGAATGCCCATTTGATGTTGGTAGACATATTGCGGCTTTCTTGTTCCGCCATAGCGGCAAGCACGGTTATCAGCACTTCGCCGCCCGTTGACAGGGTATCTATCTGCTCGTTTTCGAAGAATATGCCTATGCCAAGTTCTTTCAGCTCCCTTATGTAATTTAAGGCATCGACGGTGTTCCGTGCAAATCTAGATATGGATTTCACGAGCACCCTTTTCACCTTGCCAGACCTGCAGTCAGCAATCAACCTCTGAAATTCAGGTCTTTTATCCGCTCTCGTTCCCGTTATACCGGGATCAGCATAAATTCCTGCGAACTTCCAGTCAGGGTTTCCGGTTATCTTTTCCGTGTAGTGTGCGGTCTGCCGTTCAAGACTGTCCTCCTGCTCTAAGTGGTTCGTGCTTACTCTAGCATAGGCGGCTACAGGGATTCGATTGTCAACAAACGATTCATTAAGAATTCTTTGGAAATCTTCCGTTGTCCGTTTTATGACCTTTACCACCTTAGGCTGCGTCTGTATATTATAACCCATTTCCATTATTTATTGCCTCCTTTTCTCGTTTTTTATCTAACCATCCCGTTTGATTGCCAGGTTTGCCGTTTGTATAGGCCTGGCTTATTTTTACTCCGTTATAGAACTCGAAGGTTACCATATAATTGTTTATGGCTATACATTTTAACACTCTCCGCACCATTTCTTCGTCAAACTTTTGTAAGCGTTTTGCGGTATCGTTGGTAATGTTTGCCCTTCGATATGCTCTCAGGTCTTTTTCAAGTTTTTGTCTTTTACTTACTATTTCCGCCCTATCTATTTCAAAGTCTCCTTTCCTTATTAATCCCTGGACTTTTAAGGCTATAAGCTCTTGCTCTTCTTGGTTGAGTTTATTTATTGCGGATTGCAAGGCTCCGTCTTCTTTCCCAAACCGCGCTTCATCGATGAATTCATTGAAAGCATTTATGAAGTGTTCTTTCAGAACAATATCTTTTATTCCGCTGTTGGAGCAAGTCGCTTTGCCATGCTGCAGATGCGTGTGGCATTTCCAAATCGGCGTAGCCCACGGAGTGCCGCTGTTGTTGATTTTATGCAGGTAATTCTTGCCGCACTTTTCGCATTTTATCAGTCCTGTGAATGGGTATTCAGGCTGCTCTTTTTCGGCAAGTTTTTTATTTGACCGCCTGTCCGCCACTTGATTCGCTTTTTCCCACAGCTCTTTCGATACGATAGGCGCATGGCTGTTTTCGACATAGTATTGGTCTTTCTTGCCTTTGTTTTTTTGGGTTACCCCTTTCTCGTTAATATATTTATGGAGCAGCACTTCTCCCTTATATTTTTCGTTTCTTATAGTGACCATTACCTGTGAGGATTTCCATTTACACCCGTTTGTCGTTTTTATTCCTTGCCCGTTTAGATATCTCGCTATCTCACTTGCGCTGTATTTGTCACTGGCGTACATCTCAAATATCTTTTTAACCGCCTTAGCCTCTTCCGGGACAATCCGCAGTTCTTTGTTTACTGTCATGTATCCGAACAACCGTATCCCTATGACGGTTAAATCCCCTTTTTTGAAAGAATCTTCTATCGCCCATGCCACATTCGCGCCGTAGCGGTTCAGGTCCTCTTCCGCAACCATTGCCGCAATCGTAAGGTACATATCGCTTGTATTTTCTAGTGTGTTTATACCTTCCTTTTCGAATACCACGGCGATTTTCTTCTCACGAAGCTCCCTGACTACTTCCAGCAGTTCGGTTGTATTTCGGGCGAACCTTTGCACAGACTTTGTGAATATAATATCGACTTCGCCTTTTTTGCAGAGGTCTAGCAGAGCCAGCATCTGAGGTCTGTATTTTAGGCTTTTTCCGCTTATACCTTGATCAGCATACAGTCCGACATATCTATATCTAGGGTCATTTCCAAGCGTATTGTTCCAGTATTCACTCTGATCATTAAAACTATGTTCTTGAGCTTTGCTGTTCGTCGACACACGGCCATAAGCGGCTGCGTTCAATACTCTCTCCACCTCTTACCTCCTTTTTAGACTTTTTTTATTGCTAACAATACCCTTATATAGGACTATTTGACTATAAAAAATTTGCACTGCCCGTATTTCAGGGTAGTACAAACATACCGTAAAGAGTCAGTTAAGTCTATGGAAAAGCCGCTTAAAAACAAAGAATTTTCTGTCTGTTTTTCTCCATTATTATGTCCTTTTCTTTATCCGAAATCAGCCCCTTTGCCCATAGCTTATACACTATTTCATTTGCTACCGCCAGCTTTATTTCTTTACTCATCCTTGTCATCCTTTGAAAGTTGTTTAAGCACCTGGTTTGTGCCCGTTGCCGAAAGTCCGCTTGCTCCTCCAATCACTGTTGCCATTAGTATGTTATCGGCAGGAACAACGCCTGGCACAACATAAAAAGCCACAATGCCTATACACGCTCCCAGCGCAGCCGATACTATCGGTATCAGCCTTTTGAACTTCTCGCTGTTGTTAACGGTATATTTTATAAGGTTTATAACCCAATAGACTATTGTCGCGATAACCGGAACAGATACGATGTTTATAAATTTATCCATAATTTATCCTCCCTTACTTGTGAGCGTTTCGCTCTAAAAGATATTGATATAATTCGTCATTTACTTCTTCATAACCCTTTAACGCATCCAGCATATGACCGTTCTGCTTCCCGTTTCGTATTGCCAATGCGTTTGCATAGGTAAGCTTTCCGACAGCGTTTATGCTTTTTAATATAAGCACGTTTTCCTCCGCAAGGACTGCATCCCTCTCCTCGTCAAGCTTATCCTTTTTCTTAAAATACCTTTGCAAAAAAAATAGCGCACCGCCCGATATAAGGCTTGCGCTAATGCTTATTATAATCGCTGTCAAATTAACCCTTCCTCCAATAAATTAATCCGCTCTCTTATCGCCGCTCTTTCTTGTCTTATGGGCTCATATTCTTCTTCAGTGTAGAACCCTTCCGAATACTTTATGGCTTTGTAGTCGCTTTCGAATAGCTGCTTCTTAAGCAGTTCAATTTCCTTAAGCTTTTCAAACTTACCCCGATGACTTGTTATGTATTCATCGATGTCCCGGCTTAATACAGCTTGGCCGTTCTCTATGGTAAAGCATCTGCCTGAACAGGCAGAGAAAGCTATAAAACTATCGTCATCGATTTCAAAAGCCGTATTAAACTCTCCGCTTTCCGTATCTGAATAGCTGTTTACATATCCATCTGGATCTAATTTTGCATATAATATCATTTTTTACGCTCCTGTAATATTAGGCTCTTTTACATAATTGCTTCCCGTTAAGGTATGCGTCCTGATTTCGCCCGTAATTATATTATTGGTTATCATGTACTGTCCGCCGGAGCTCGTTCCATCAATAACAATTGACGGCCCTTGCTTATATCCTGCTTCGGCTGCTTGCAGAAATCTGCAGCCAACAATGATGCACCTGTTGGTTGCCGCTGAGTTTAAATGGAAACCTATCGCCTCTCCCGTCCCATTTTCAGGCACATACGCAAGCAAATCGCATCCAATTACTACTCCGTTCCATACTCTTGCCGCGTATGCATAGCCATCTGCTCTTGTGGTAATTGCCTTTAGAGTGCAAGCTATAAATATACACCCGCTTGCACTATTGCCCGATACACCGCTTGAGCTCCAATAACAGCCTTTTGCAGAAAGCTTGCATCCAATGAAATAACAATTGCTGCCCTGGTTTGCGCTGACTGTTGAGTTGACATCTGTTGACTCGGCAGTTAAGTTGCAGTTAATAAACGAACAGTTGCTTCCCGAATTACACCTAAGCGTGCCCGTGCCTTTGATTTCCAAAGTACAGTTTATGAAAACACAGTCATTCTGCCCATTGCACTGAACTTGGGTAGTAGATGTTCCTGTTGTGGTTATGTGGCAGTTTTGAACAAATGCGCCAGCCGAATTAAGTGTATATACATCTCCACTTAGAGAATTAAATTTGCAGTTTACAACCTTTGCCTTGTTCCCGGTTATGGCATAACTAACCGCATTTGATCCTTTTACCGTGAATGAGCAATTGTTAAATGTATTATTTTCCCCTGATACAGCATAACTTCCGTTATTAGATTCATTGAGCGAACTTATATTACAATCTGTTAATGTATATCCATTTCCTTTAAAACAGTTTAGGTATGCCCCGCTGCCGCTCATTCCCTGCATTCGTGTTTGTCTGGCAATTATGCTTAAACCATAAATACTGATTGGAATGTTAAGGTTATCTATAATTGTATAGTAGTTATATCCTTCGACAATTGTGTTTATCTCGGGAACTTCCGCGCCGCTGAAGTCAAGGAACACCCTTCTGTTTCCTGAATATCCGCTCACGCCAAACTCAAACACTCGGTAATTATCGGCATATGTGCCGCTTCCATATAACTTTTTGTTTGTCACGCCAAGCCTGCCTTTAACAACAACTTTAAGGTTAGCGTTGTCAGCAAGTGTCTGGCTGTTATAAAAGTCCTTTATTAAATTGCTTAATCTCTGGTTATCATTTACTCCGTTGCACTCGAACACAAACGGTATCTCAACTGAAACATCCCACTGTTCTGTCTCATTGTTAAAGCTTGACGATATATTGCCGATGCCGTTTATAAGGTTGCTTGGCAGTTGCAGAGACGAAAGTATTCCGCTTATTTCATTGAAACTATATGCAGGCTTTGTCGCTGCTTTTGCCCACGTCGGCACAGTCGGGTCTGTCTCCGTAAATGACTGCAGGGCGGTATCGGCTTTCTGTCCTTGAGCCGCTGTGGCGAAATCGCTTGCATGCTTACCGTCTACTGTATCGGCGTTGCCGCCGTTTGCCGGACGGGCGTCTGAAAGCCTTGTATCATTTCCCTCGCAAACAGTCCCTGCCGTATTACCAAAGTTCTTATTAAAAGCTGTATTTTTATTAAACGCAGGTTCAGCTCCGACTTCTGCCGGGATATATGTTGGTTTACTCGGTTGCTTTGCCCATGTAGGAACTGTCGGGTCTGTTTCTGTAAAGGATTGAAGCGCTGTGTCCGCCTTCGCTCCCTGCGATGCCGTTGCCGCTCCTATATCAGACGGTACAAGGGTTATGTCCAAGTTCAAGGATTTGCCGTTAATCTTTCTGGTGTTTGGCACAGCATTATCTGCCTTTGTGCCTTGTTCTGCGGTTGCAAATTCGCTTGCGTGTTTACCGTCAACGGTATCGGAATTGCCTCCATCCGCAGGTAATGCTGTCGGCTTGTTATGTATGTACGCGTCCGATTCAGTATCTTCTTCGTTCCAGTCGCTCTGCACATTAACCTGGGCATTTTCCTCTATTCCTGACAGTTTCTGCTTTTCAATATCGGTATAATCATTTTGGGACAGTCCTTTGCCTTGAATCTTGTCCACCTTTGATATTAATGCCGATCCTGCTTTTTCTGCCGCTATTATTGAAGTTGCTTTCGATTCTTCCGAATTTGCCAATGCCTCGTTTGATTTTAATACGGCATTTCCAGCAGCGGTATATGCCATATCTGCGGTATTTGCCGCCGCCGCAGATACCGCCCTCGCATCGTTTGCGTTTGTTTCCGCTGTCCGGGCGGTTTCCTCCACACTTGAGGCGGTTTCCAATGCTTCGTTTGCTGTGGACACCGCCTCATCCGCTTTCTCATTCGCGCTTTGAGAAAGTCTCCTCGCCTGCTCGGAATACATTAGAGCTTCAGTGCTTTGGTTATACGAGAGGATTAATAGGTCAGGATTATGCTTGCCGTTTTTCTTAAAGTTGCTTAAACCGTTCTCAATGTATATCGGTATTACATCAAAAGGAACTGCCGTCAATGTTTCATCCGGCATATAAGCCACAAACTGCATTTTCAACTCGCCGCTTACCGTAACCTCATTCGGCAATGTAAAGGAGAAAACATTTTTATCAAAGCCTTCCGGGTATTCCTCGAATTCCGGCACATATAGCTTCTCTGTCCACAGGTTACCCCTTGCCGTCACAAAGTCAACGCGTTTAGAATAATCCTCATATTCGCTCGGAAACTTAACCTGTATCTCCGTTGCGTTATGTTCGGCTGCAATAACCGCGCCTTTAGCGCAATTTAAAAAAGTATATCTTCTGCTTGGCAAAAGCAGAATTTCTATTACGTTCATATTTCCCCCTTTATACATTTGTATTTACTATCTCGAAAACTGAATGAAGGGCAAAGTAACAATCATTCGCCCTGGCGTGTGATTCGGTATAGTTATTGCTGTTTTGATTTATTTTCCAGCCTGTGATGGTCAGGGTATTACCGGACAGGCTTGCCTCAAGGCTGATGAATCCATAGCTTACATTTGGTTGCCCGTTGACTGATCGCAACCAATAAAGAGCGGGAGTATCACAGCCGTAGCCCAAAAACGAACTGCGCCTTAAAGTTAAAGCAACCCAGAATTTGTTCGCGCATGTCAGCATGCCCTGGACGACTATCGTGCTGTCCGAACTCGTCGGAGCTTGTATGGTATAGGATGCGTTTGAGCTTAACGGTTTGGCGTTGTATGTGCTGTCTCCCGCATGAAGTCTCCTTACTTTCAGGTATGTCACATCTAACTGTCCGCTTAGCTCTGACGACAAAGCGTTTGCCGTTCCCGCAATAGTCGCATACTCCGCGTTTACACTGTTTAGCGGTTTTAATATAAATGGTCGGTTGTCGGTGAGCGCTAAACCTGTTGATGTCAGCGTTATCTGCCATAAAGGGATCTGATACTTCCCGCAGAGATTAACACTTAAGTCATCCTGTACGAATGTGTAGGATGGCGAATTACTCATAATAGTCTGTTTGATTTCGAATTTGTTCGGCACTACCGACAAATCAATCTCGCCATATATATGAATATAGTTTGTCCCGGTGGGAAGAATAAAGTTAAATTGCGTATCAGTATCGCTGCATCCGAAGTACCCGTATGCCTGCAATATCCCTGAACGAACAACGACTCCTCTGTCTATCAGCTCGGCAGAAAAACTATTATATTCACCTTGTATAACACCGGCTGTATGACCTGTAAGGAATTTATTAATCTTTGCGTCTAAGCTGGGCAGAATTTCATTCGTTCTGGAGAGCGCATCTCCTATTCCTTTTAAATATGTTGCCATGTTTTTCTCC